CAAGACAAACCACATAATGGCTAACAATGTCATCAACCTCAGAAACAACTTTACTTTGGTAATCAATCTGGTTACTTAATCCTTTTGCATATAGTTCTGGGCTGTCATCACCTATAAGCCATATCACTGGCTTTTTTTCTAGACCCTGTAGCCTTGGCCTCCAATTACTTCCTATACCGTCTACAACTCCCCAGACCTTATCAGTGTTTCTCGCTAAGATATCAGCATGGGTGTCGTTAGATATTGCCCCTCTTACATCTGCTCTCCAGGCATCCGACCTGTCATTAGATAAATAAGATAATGTAGATAGCCTTTCTGTATCTATAAGGAATGTAGATTTAAAGTCTGCATTACAGTTTAGTCCAAGCGCCATTAATATAGGCATAAATACCTTCGCCAGTACCGCCGGGATTCCAGTTTGTCCCATCTGCATATCTTATATCACCATTTCTAGGTTTACCCCTGTCTTCTCCACCCTCATCTTTAGGCTCAACATTAGTAGGCTCAAGTCTAAATACATCTAAATTAAATATAACATCTGACAGCCTGTTTAACTCATGAAAAAGGTAATCAGAGAGTTGGTCGTTATTTATTGGCGCGGGGTTAGGAGTCCATCTGTTTACAGACTTTATATTTTTTGATGGCGCGTTAGCCATAAGACCTTGACCCCCTCAATCCTTTCTTCTGTACTTCAAAAGATAAGCCATGCAACTTCCAATCAATGTCTGTATCTGACTCTATCTTAATTCCAAAGTATTTACCGCTAACCCTGCATGATACCTTAGACTGTGAGTTAGGGTTAAAGGCTGTTGGCCCTTCCCATGTAATACCCTCTTCTGTACTCATCTGCCTACCTATATAAACATCTACTGTATTGTTTCCGCTTACCTCAAGTTGAGGATAGACAGCAGATACAAACTTGACAGACTGTGGATCACCTAAGTCATACCCGCTTCTCTCAATGTAAGCCGACATGGTTGCTGTATCTTTTTTGTTACCTTTGTTATCCCTGTATACTTTGGTATTAGTAACATCGGCAAACACAATGTTCTTAATTACATTGTCGTAGTTAGTAGCACCCCAAGGATCACTATCTGCGTTCCATGTAAGTGTAGCGGCGTTCCAAGTAGCACCAGTAGTAATCTCTACAATGCCTGAACTAATGTGTGAGGTATCAGGTAGATCACGAAATGAAAAAGTATTATCCTTCCAGTTCCATATTAAGGCTTTGTTTACTACAGTAGATGATCCTGCTGGATAACAAGCCATCATCTCATTCCTAACGTAGTCTGCGGCAACAAAACACTTCTGATAGTTATCACCATTTAACTCATCAAACACTGTTCTACGCAGTTTGTTAGATAACATCGGGGTTACAGTCTGACCATTGCATACATAGAAGTCAGAGTTTCCCATAAAGAAATGCCCACCCTCAAACTCTGCTACTGCTTCTTTAGCAAGGAGTCCAATAGTGGGAGACAAAAGTTTAAACGAGAAGATATAAGGAGTACCTACATAGTTCATAATGTAGATACTGTCATCCTTGTATATCATAAAAGAATCACCTAATGGTAACCCGTCTATAATATCCCCCGGTGTGTCTGAAAGTTCATACTCACCAGCATCTAACGTAGCATCTGTTTCGTCCCATGTAGCCGGTGGAGAACCGTATGAGGCTTCTGTACTCCACTTAACCAGTCTAGGCTCTTCGTTGCTTCTTTCCCAATTAAGGCCAACAAGAAAGGTTCTAAATGATCTTATTGATTTACACTTAGTTCCAGAAGGCCAGTTACGCAACTCCATAAAAGGGCTTGACAAAGAAGGAACGCCAGCAATAAGTGGCCACATTTGAGGCGTATCATTACCGTTGGTAGCAACTACAAGTCCGTTAAGATTAGTTGAAGTCCACCTTCTATTAGTTGTATTAGCCCCGTAATCACTGTCTGTAGTAGATGTGCTTCCTGTAGGAGTAACTACAGCGTCATCGGGGTGAAGGTACGCAGTAGTTCCTGTAAGGGTTATAACTCCTGTGCTTGTGTTCCTAGAGGAATAAGTAAGAACTTCATATTTATTTGCAGTTCCTGTGTCAATGCCTATAGATAAAGTTCCGCTTGTAGCAAGGGCGGTAAGTGCGGCCCCTGCATCTACGGTAATAGTTCCGGCACTAGCAGACACAGCGCCATTTAACTGTAGCGTAGCCTGTCTAACAACATCAGTCCATGTAGAGCCGTTCCATACTGCTATGTCTGTTGATCCGTAGGCAATCCAATAGTATGTACCTGACGCGGTAAGATACGGATGAATATAGTATGGGGCGAATGGGCAAGTAGCCATCACCTCTTGGTATCCGGCAACTTTCTTTACGCCGTTATCCAAGAGCCTTACATTGTTTCCATCAGACCATGCGTTAGGAGGGAGATTATACGGAGGGGTATCCTTTATAATTCCTATCTGGCCTAGATTTTCTATAGGGACTAATGGCATTATGCTGGAGGAGTAGGCCAAGTAATGTTAAAAGGGTCAGCCTGATTAGTTATATTTCTCAAAGCCTGACGGTACACTTCCCATTGTTCTCTTTCAGAGTCAGACATTGGCACATCTGGTAATACAGTCCAATCGCAAGACTCAAGGCGATACTTTCTTTCAGACCGAACTACAACCCACTGCTCTTCGTTCCTTCCGTCTAAAGCCTGTTGCCAAGATGGTTTTGCGCTTGGATTTTCATAGATCACTTGAGCGTTGTACTGATCTTCATTATCTACAACACCTCTGATGGAGAACCAATTATTAGGGGAAGCCTTCATCAGAATGTCTGACAAAGTTTTCATATCAGTAAATATCATTATTCAACCTCCATCACTAAAACAGAAAGGTCATCTACCGCCGCTCCACCGCTTGATGGTTGATTCATCTTAACCCTTAGTTTTAGGTTTTTGGTTCCTGCGGCTAATGGTGTGCTTTCTTTTGCAGACCAAGATGTTACTCCGTAAACCTCATTGTTGTCAGATGCAGAAGTTCCCATGTTATTCCAGTTTCCCGCTCCATCCCAATCAAACGAACCAATCCTTGCGCTGTTATCGTTATCCCATAACTGCATCGCTCCAGTTGCAGTAGTTCCGTAGTTCCACCAACCAGAAAATACATTAATACTAAAATACAAGTCTGATGTTGCAGAAATCTTGCTGTATGTAAAAGTGTATATGTCTGTAAAAGATGACGATCTAACGCTTGTTCCAGTAGAGTCCTCATACAAAGCCACGTTAATGACATTAGAACCCTCTGATGCGCTAAGAACAATCCAAGCGCTATCAGCCTCATTACGAATTTTTACCAAGTTCGCTGTAGTGTCAAACCAAATCAATCCTGCTGTGGTTGGGCTAGGTGCTGAAGCAGAAGTATGAACTCCGTTGATAGCCTCATCAGCATTAGGCAACGTATTCTTTAGTACAGACTTAATTAGACGTAGGTGGTCATCACCCTGACTAATAGAGTCCGATCCACTGGGGTTAGTGTCTACCAGACCACTAATGTATGTTGCGCTTTCTAATGCCATTTTTTAACTCCATCCAAGGGAAACCGCTTGAATGCGTGTTTCCTTACTTGCTGATTGGTTATGCGTCGTAATTTTGTATCTCATAGAAGTACCAGAAGGTTGAGAAGAAATATCTACGTCATGAGCGGTCAGAATTGTATGTCCACCAGTGGTTCCTTCAGATGACAAAGTTGCTTGCGTGTATGTCGTGCCGTTATCTCTTGACACATAAGCCTTGAGGTCGGTGTTTACCGTTGCGGTTCCTGCGCCATTCGTATATGTCATAACGATGTCGCCTTTAGTTGGTACTGCCTCCGCTGTCGTTGCGTTGGATACGAGAGTCATATCGTTATATATATTTACAGCATCGTATTTCACAAGGACTATCCCAGAACCACCAGCGCCACTACCTCCAGAACTACTGCTAGTTGATCCGCTGTGGTAAGTTGTTCCACCGCCACCACCCGAGCCAGTGCTGGCCGTTCCAGCGACACCTTGAGTTGTTGCTCCTGACGTTCCAGAAGTAGCGCCACTTGCTCCGCCACCACCCGAACCTCCCGGCCCAGCCGTGTTACCTTGCCCGGCGTATGTGTTATATCCACCGCCACCACCGCCAGCAAATAATCCTGATACACCGTAACTGGTTCCAAATGTTCCGCTATGATCTGCGCCAGCGCCGCCAGCGCCACCTGTAGTTCCGCTACGAGTTGCACCAGCACCGCCTGCTCCACCGCCTCCAGCACCTAAATAGTTATCTGCATCGCCACCATCATTACCTTGGCCAGAGGTTCCAGACGCACCAGAAGAGGAGCCGCCTTGTCCACCACCACCTGAACCACCGACTTTGGCCGCTGTACTAGCCCAAGAGCCTCCTCCACCACCTACCGCAGTAAAGGAAGCAAAAACACTATCTGATCCGTCATTTCCTGCGGCTCCACTACCATTAGAAGGAGCAATGGCGGCTCCACCACCGCCAACTGTTACGGTATAAGAAGTTGCGGGTACTACAGTATGGGTTCCCGTAAGGATGCCGCCAGCGCCACCGCCTCCACCGCCGTAGTTATGCTTATTTGCCGCTCCTCCAGAACCCCCACCAGCAACAACTAGATAATTAACAGAGGTTACACCAGTAGGCGCAGTCCAAGTTGTCGATTCGACAGTAGTAAATGCAGTAGTAGCGGCTGGTGTAATAGTTACACCGCTGTAATAGTTACTAGCATTTCTTAATTCATCAGTAGACGCACTAGCATCAATACCAGTAGCATCTTCAAAAGCGTCTATGGTTTGGTCTACAAGATCATACTTTCCTAATGATCCATTAGCGGCCACTTTAAAACCAAGAATGGCTATATCATCCTGTACTCCAGAGTCATTATAAGTAGGGTCTGATGCAAGTTTGCTTAACGCAATCCCCGCACTAGCATTGATGTCTGCATTGACAATAGTTGTGCCTGCTATCTTAGCGGAAGTGACAGCATCATCTTTTAGCATTGCTGTGGTTACCGCATCATCAGCAGGAATAGTTTCTTGCGGAGGCTTGTTACCTATATAACCCATTATGCCCACCCGAGGCTTACAGCCTGTATTCGTGTTTCTTTTGACGCGCTTTGGTTCAGTGTTTCAATCTTGTAGCGCATGGAAGTACCAGAAGGTTGTGATGAAACATCTACGTTATGTGAAGTCAGAATTGTGTGTCCTCCGGTAGTTCCCTCAGATGAAAGGGTTGCCTGAGTCCAAGTCGTGCCGTTGTCTCTGGATATGTAGGCTTTTAAATCAGTGTTTACCGTAGCCGTACCCGCACCGTTGGTGTAGGTCATTACAATGTCGCCAGTTATCGGGGCAGACTCAGCGGTTGTAGAAGTCGAAACAAGCGTGAGGTCTTGCACGATAGCCCCTAGTTGAGCGTTGTGTGTTCCACCCGCTCCGCCATTTCCACCAGTTGCCGCCGCTGAACCACCTGATCCACCAGTTGCAGTAATTGATCCACTGTTGGATAGCGTTCCTTTATATAAAACAAAGACTGCGCCACCACCTGAAGCCCCGCCGCCTGCTCCCTGAGAACTGACTGATCCACCGCCTGCGCCGTTTGCTTGAATTGAACCACCTGATCCAATAGTCAGACTTCCTCCAACTACAAGCCAAATAACTCCACCAACACCTGTTGATCCAGAATTACCGCCTCTTGATCCAGTACCTCCGGGGTTGCCTGCGCCACCGCCTTCTCCTGAATAACCGCCCATTCCTGACCAATCTCTTGATCGACCACCCGCTCCACCATAATTAGCGCCATCCATAGCGGCAACGTGTGAAGAGCCATCAGTACCATCTACTTGACCGCCACCACCTGTACCCGCTGAAAACGCTCCGCCTGCTCCGCCATTACCACCTTTACAGGTATAGGCGTAACCCGCCCCAGAGCCGCCGCCACCAGTAGATATAGTCGTGGCTCCGGTTGCTCCGGCAGTACCTACAGTCCCGTTTGCTACAGCACTAGAACTATAACCAGATGTAGAAGCAACACCGCCTGCACCACCGGCCTTAGATATACTAAATACAGTTCCGTTTGATGACAGGTTTATCTGGTTTGCTATCGCAGTTTTTACTGATGTGCCTGCACCGGCAAAAGCAGAGCCATCATTAGTAAAAGATGTTGAGCCGCCAGTCGTGATTAAACCAAGTTGTAAACCGCTTGCGCCAACAGCAGAACTATCTGAACCACCCGCTGATGTAGGATCAGAAAAACCGCCCTTATCAGTCATTGATAATGTTCCGTTAATAGTGCAATCACCGGAAACGTAGATAAACATCCCACGGCAGGGTTGATCCACCGTCATAGTATGACCAGTGTTAATAGTTAGCGATGAGTATTGTTTGATGACCATATCGCCATCATACGATCCGCTTTTATTTGCTACGGTATGAGTTACGTTCCCTGCTGTAGACAAAGACCCATCCGAAGAATCTCCGTAATAGTTTCCTGTCGAACCATTGACATACCCGCCAGATACATTTTCATTTGTAGATGATCCCGCATCTATTCCAGATGAATCTTGGAAGTCATCAATAGTTTGGTCATCTAAATTGTAAGCCGCAAGGCTTCCGTTAGCGGCCACCTTAAAACCTAACAGG